TGGTCCAATCACGCCCGAAAACGTAACATAGTCTCCGTCTAAAGCCCCGTGAGTCGCAATCGTTACGGTAACGGTTTTAGAGCCATTGACCGTAGTAAAACAGTTGTTAGTTGCTGGAGTCGTAAAAGTCGCTCGTATAGGCGTAATGTCATTCAAAATCTGACCAGCTTCAATGTAGAGCTTTTTAGACGTTCCAAGGGCTAAGTAGTTATCCGAAGCCGTGGTAATCCAGTTAAAGACTTGCCGACAGATTCCTGCTACTGTAAACGTCCCATACCGTAACCAACCACCTATCTTTTGGGGATAGCCAGAACGGAAGCGAATTTTGTCGCAGTTATTCCAACCACCCTCATTCGTGTAGTTGGTTTGATCTCTGTTTAAACCTGGCTTAAATTGTAGTTTTTGGAGTGGCATATTAACTTAAAAATAAGGCACGTTCATCGTTTCTGCGGGTTACTAGACCTTTTAGTACTTTACCCCCAGCCAGTGTATATTTCAAGAACTCTTCTGCCGCCCCTTCCATTTCGCCCCGAAGAACCTTTTGACGGAGGGTGCTGCGCTGTAATGCTCCCAGACCAATATTGAAGCTAAAAGATACAAGAGCATCGAACTGACCTTGAGTGAGCTTAACGGGACAGTAGCGTTCAACACCTCGCTCAAAGCGATTAAGATCGTCTCTAAGAATGTCATCTACTTCCTCCATCGAAAAGGTACGGTCATCTTTGTACTCCAGTGGGTAGGCATCCCGCTCGTCTATCTTTAAAGCACCTTGCCGTGGGTAGAGTACATGCCCAACACCAATCGTCCACAATTTTGCGGGACAGCGATATGGACGTTGACGGACACCCTCGTGGTGTTTAATCATTTTGATTGCTTTATCACTTACTTTCATTTCTTACTAAATGCCTGAGTCCCGAACCAGAAAGCAATAATGGACGCCAAAATCTGCATCTCATCTGCATCAAACACCATTGGAATAGCCTCGGCAAACGCTACACCGCTAGACCATGCCCACCAGATAGACGCTACATCTACAATGATTAATAGGAAAACAAATAGGTAGGTAACGACAGGGCGTACAGAGGCTCGTAGGTTAATGATCCACTGAGAAGCACCCTTACCGATTTCTATATCGTGTTGGTACATAGCTGTGCGTTCTTGGGCTTGGGTCTCCATCTGGACTTGTTCTGTCCTGATCTCTTCGATACGGGCTTGGGCTATATAACCTCTCTCTAGCATCTGGAGTTCTCTCTCCGTTTGCATCTTGGCTAGTTCTAATTCGTGCTTTTTATCTGACTTGTCTTGAAAGAAGTCCAGTAGTTTAGGCAGACCCCCCATTAGGAAGGACAGCGCTGTGGATATTAGGGTAAACATTATTTCTTACTCCTTGATAACATGGTTGCAGCAATAAAAAGCATTGCTTTAGTTTGCTCTAAATCGGCTGGGGGTTTATCCCAACCAACGGTAATCTGACCTACAAACCTACTGGGGTCTGGCGGTACACTAATTCTACAGCCAAAAGTCATCCCTTTTTCAATATACCAAAGCCCAATTTCTGACTGTGCCGCCTTGTACTCTCCACAAGGAACATTACCCGCCATTAAAGCGACTACATCTTGGTTATTTGCTTGATTAGAAGTAAACAACCCAACATCTAGCCCATCATTCGTTTTATCCCGACCAGTCTTTGTATAGGCTCGATATTGCACTCTAGTGTCAAACAAAGGGTTTACTTTAAATATTGCTACAACGGTTGCATCAGTCGTTTTAAATAAATGAACTGCAGCATCATCTACCCTATCTTCGGCAATGTTAGGTAGCTTCTGACTCTCTTTATAAGTGCCAACAATTAGTTCCTGATTGTCATAAATAATGTAAGCACCAAACGCCAACACCGCCATCAAAATAACTGCAAACAGCTTAAATGGGGAATCTACATACGCCAGTACTTTAGATAGCGTGTCATTGGCGTTCAGTTTTTCTTCAGCCATTATTTTTTACCACCCCATACAATAAAATAAGCTATCCAGCCCGCAGCCAAAAAGCACCAAAACTGCACCCATCTAACCTTTGACAACTCGGCATCAAAGTAGTCCTTGTCTGCCTTTTCTATCTTCTCAATCTCGGTCTTGATGTCTATTAGCTTCTGCCACTCTTTTGTGCCGTACTGCTTAATGAAATCAATCCGTAACTTATACTCCTCATCGCTTATCTTCTTGCGGTGCTTGTACTCCTCAAGGGCTTTAAATATCGCCCGCTCTTTCCTTAACTCTGCTTCTCTGCGCTCACGAATCTTGGCATTTGCCCGTTCCTTCGCTACATCTACCGCTTCCTTCTGAACATCCTCGATGTTCTTACCAATCTCACGCCCAGCCTCACGCCCAGTCTTAAGCCCCTCGCTGATCCCCTTGGCACCAGCCGATAACCCGAGTTCGTCTGACATATCTCACTGTTCTTTGCCTCAGAGGGTTGAGCCACCAAATGACATATTAGCCACCACGATAGCTACGTGTTGCTCTGGGTTCTCAAGGCTATGCCCACAATCACTGCACATCTTGGCAGCAAGCTCGGCCTCAGAAACATCGTATCCACAGTTTGGGCAGTAGATCTCAATGGTATGGCGTGGTTTAAATTCACCGCCGTCTAACGAGTCTTGAATTGTTTTAATCATATTTTTTCCTTAAGACTTCATAATGTAAGCAAGTGCGTAGTATGGTGGCAAGTTAGCATTTGTAGCAGGCGAACCAGCAGCAGTTATGCTTGTTGACGCACTAATTCCTGTGAATGCGTTTGTTATAGTAGCAACAGCTTGCCCAGAAATATTCCAATACACGACTGGTTGCCCTGATTGAGGGAAAATACCTCCACCAGTTTCAACAAGTTGTGTATTGTCCAAAATATGATTATGTCCTGGGTCTGTAATAGAAGTGCTTGCTGTATGGGTGTGGCTTACTAAAGTAGCGTTAGCTGAACCACCTGTAGCCGCTACTGCATATGTAGAGCCAGCACCAACAATAAACCGATCTCTTAAGTCTGGAGTGCCACTTGTACCATTACACAACAACCATCCCGTTGGGATTGAGGCAATAGACCCAGACCACATTAAAATTACACCCGCTGGGATAATAGAACGTACAAAAGCGGTTGTAGCAATTTGAGTATTATTTGTAGTAGCCGCTGCGGTTGGTGCAAGTGGTGTTCCAGTAAATGTTGGAGAAGCAGATAAAGCCATGCTCCCAGTGCCCGTTACTGAGTTAGATAAGGTTGTGCCGCCATAAGTCAAAGCGTTAGATAAGGTTGTGGCACCAGTTAAAGTAGTTGTTCCAGTAACAGCGCTATTTCCAGTAACAGCGCTATTTCCAGAAACTGTTACATTACCAGTTGCCGTAAGGTTGGCAGTGGAAAGATTGAGTGCGGCTACGTTGCCTGTATAAGTTGCTGCAACGGCATTGGTATTACCTGTAACAGATAGGTTGCCGTTGACCTCAAAGTTACCTACAGACTCATTACCAACAGCATTAAAGTTAGTACCATCACAGTAAACCCAGATAGTGGCGCCATTAGGCACAGAAACAGATGACCCGCTGGATGCACGAATATTGACCGCAAATCCACCAGAAGTATTATTCCTGACCACATAGAGCTTCTCAACTAACGGAGTAATAATATCCCGCACTGCAGCATTTGTACCACCCACCACCAAAACAGCGTTACGAGCTTCATCGGATACCCCGTTAAAGTTAGTTAGCGTGTAGTTGGCGTCTGTCATAGTAATAGATACAACGCCTGTAATAGACTGTTCTAATAGGGTTCCTAGATTGGTATTAGTAGTCTGACCCCAGATACCTGACTGGTCGCCATCGCCAATTAACTCAAGCCGTAGTGTTTGCGAAAATGTACTTGCCATGGTATGTCCTTAATTATCAAAGCCCGAAGGCACTAAAACATCTGTCCAGTTAGGCGTCTGGCTAGGCGTAATTTCAGTCCATCCTGAACCAGCACCTGGCACAATATTCTGCCAATTTGGGGTCTGATCTGTATCAATATCGCCCCATACGTTTACAACCTTAAGTTTAACAACTGCCTTCACGCCTGTCACGTTTACTACGGCGCTTCCTGAAATAGATACGTTGCCAATTACACCTACTGCATAAACGCCTGTGACAAA